CGATGCTCCATGAGTACCTGTGCCCTCTCAAAGACCTCCGAGCCAATGACCGCGGGATGTGTGTCGTCTGCGTAGTACATTGGCAGTGCGCCTTTGTTCCGAGCCAGCTTCTTCGTCAGATGATCTGCTATGTACTTCTTCTGCAGCAGTGCGCCCCCCGTATACTTTTCGTTTCTGAGGGTTTCCATCACGCGCTCGCTTGTCCAGTTGCCGCTACGTACTTTGGGAACATTCATGTTCCTTAGTTTCTTAGCAATCGCGCTGCCTCCCATGCCACTGATATAGTCCTCAAAAATCATGCGAACGACAGTAGCTTCTTCGGGATTGATTTCCACCTTGCCCTTGACGATACGGTAACCAAACATAAACCTCAGGTTGGCCAGCTCCCCATTTTCGAACCGCTTACGGATACGCCATTTACAGTTCTCACTTGCCGACAGGCTCTCTTCCTGGGCGTAAGACGCAAGGATGGTGAGCATAAGTTCACCGTCTCCGCTAATCGAGTGGATGTTCTGCTCCTCGAAATATACATCCACACCTAGCAGTTTCAACTCCCGCACAGTCTCAAGAAGTGTAACCGTATTCCTCGCGAAGCGTGAAATTGACTTCGTTATAATCATGTCGGCTTTACCGTTTCTACAATCTGCAAGCATCTGCTGGAACTCGGGCCGGCTGTCCTTCGTCCCCGTCATCGCTCCATCCGCGTAGACTCCGGCGTACTCCCAGTCAGGTCGCCGTTGAATCAGTCCGCTGTAGTAGCTGACTTGGGCAGCGAGGGAGTGAAGCATTGCTTCCTTCCCGGAAGATACCCGCGCATAGGCCGCGACTCTCCGCTTGGCGGGAAACAACGAAGGAGCTAGGCCTGTTTTCGTGATTGTCCTTGCCATAAACGACCTCCTCTCTCTATGACATGTTCACTCTAAACGCCCGTGTTATCAAGCGCTTTAGCGATATATGCTGTAGGAAGATAAGCCATATTTCTGGGCTATGGCCGTATCGATTCTTGTCAGTTCATCCGCAGAAATAATGCCCTCAGCAAGCCATTCCCTGAATATCCGTATCGCAGTTTTGTAGTGGATGATTGCTAATGCCTTACTCATGGCGCACCACCTTAGACTTGCCGTAACAGGCGAGGGAACAGAATTTGCGTTTCTTGTTGCCGTAACTTTCACAGGAAGCACCGCAATGGGCACACGTGAAGGGATAGAACGCTTTACGGTTGACGGCTTCCGGGTGGGCGTTCCACCAAGCAAGGCGACATTTGTCGGAGCAGAAACGCTTTTGTTTGGCCCCGACAGTATGGGTGAGCGGGGATTTACACTTAGGGCAGAGAACGCCGTCGCCTTTACTCCCCACTCCAATGCTGACACCGCCGAGGTTGTTTCGGCGGCAAAAGGACTTAATCGTGTTTTCCGAAATACCGAGCACCGCCGCTATCTTCGAGTAACTGTTGCCTTCGCCGCGCATTTGCGAGACTTTCTCTTTTTGCTGATGTGTCATGCGAATACCTCCCCCGAAGGTCATCACTAGCGCCTTCGCTATAAGCCACGGGAGCAAGTAGAATCGGACGGTATGGGTGCAAAAAAACAAGACCCACAGTACAGAGGGAAGCTCTGCACTATGGGTCTTATTTGTTGATCCTTTTGGCTACTTTGGGACTTTAAGTTCCTGCCCAAAGACTAAGATGTTCGAAGTCATCCCGTTCAACGCCTTGACTTCATGATGCTTCGCGCCGCTGCCAAGCCTAGTCGCCGCAGTCTTCCAGAGCGCGTCTCCCTCGGCCACAGTGTAGATCTCGTAGTCCAGATTGAAAGAAGGCACTGCACTTTATGCCAGAGCCCTCCTTACGGCGTCACGGAAACTGTCCATGCTTTCACCGTGGCGGGGGAACCAATGCATCACATCGGCGTGGTTGCTGGCGATACCACTCCGGTGGCCTTCGGAGTGGCAGGAAACGGCCCGCTCATTTAGCCCATACAGCTGACAGAGATGCACGCACAGCTCCACGGCCTCGACGTAAACCTTCCGGAAATAGTCCACCCCCATGAGGTTATCTTCGCAGATCTCAAACGAGATGTGCGTGTCATTGCCCGAGCCTCTCGACCCTCTACCGCAGTGCCAGCCGCGATGAATCCACGGCAGGGTCTGGTAAGTGGCGATTGAGCCATCGGCAAGACGCCCTATAAAGGCGTGCACGCAGACGAGCCGCCCGCCGGGCCTGTCCTGATTCCAGTGGTTGTTGTGCCTATTAACACCCAAGAGCCCGTCGTCCGGCCCCACAAAGCGTCTCAGCCACGGGTTGTTCGCCCCGGTGGAGTGCAGCATAATGCCCCGCGGCACAATGTTTCGGCCCGCCTTGTAGCAGGCGTTATGCGTGAGAAAGAGCTGGCGTAGATTCATCTTCTGTCCTCCTTCCCATCGTGCAGCCGCGCTAAGACTTCTCGTAGCTTGTCCGGCACGGGTAGCCCGAGGGCTGTGGCATTTTCTAGAATTGAGATGCCCTCATTGCTGAGGTAGAAAAAGATCACCGCAGTGCGGATGGTCTGCGACTGCCCGAGCACCTGGCTGTCAATTACATGCCCTAACCCCACCAGTGCAAGTATGAGCACTTTCTTAAATATCCCCTGCGCGCCTATTTCGCTAGAGAGGCGCTTCTTGAGGAGGGCATTCATCACGCCAGTGACATAGTCGATCACCATAAAGGCGAGTAGAGCGTAAAGAAATCCATCCATGCCACCGACATACCACCCCAAAAAGCCGCCCAAGGCGGTAAGGGCACCCTGCAACCAGTCGAGCCACTTCATATTATCCCCTCCTGTATGGATTTACTTCAATTCGCGGTACCTACTTTTGGCCACCCCCACATCTACCATGCAGCAAGGGATGTGCGTCGCCAAACATGGGGCGAGATACAGACATAGACAAAACCAGCATCCCAGCAAATCTCGCCGGTTTGCCCGGGAGATGAGGAACTAGCGGGAGTTCGTGGAGCGCGCAGGCGGATAGTCGGGCTTAGCACTGTGGTGGTTACCTCGTCATTGCCTATGGTCGCGGTGTTGCTACCATGGCCGATAGAGTTGTTGCCGATGACAATTTGATTAACCTGATTGTCAAGTTCAGTCATTGCGAACCGACCAATAAAGATAGAATCCTGTGAATTAGCACTTGACCACGCGTTGGGGTCTAACGGGTTTCTTGGCTCCGCATGATGTCCGGCCATATCTCCAATGCCTATATTTAGAAACCCGGTGACGTTGGAGAACAGGCTCCAAGGACCGATCCCTATATTCCCTCCGCCCGTAGTTGTGTTTACAAGACTTTGGCTGCCTATACCAAGATTCCCTGAGCCCTCAGTGTTGTTATGGAGAGCAGCAGTGCCGATGGCAAGGTTGATACTTCCAGTAGTATTTGTGCCTAGAGCGGCCGCGCCTACAGCGGTGTTGTGCCACCCCGTGGTGTTATGCATGAGAGCATCTGCCCCCACCGCAGTATTAGCAGTGCCGGTGGTCATGTTCCTCAGGGCATTTGACCCCACAGCGGTAAGAAGTGGGTTGGGTTGATGGATGTTCTCTGTGTACTCTCTAAGCGCGTCTGCGCCTACAGCGGTACTTCCGGAGGAGAATCCCCGACTTCCCCTAAGAGCATCCGTCCCGACAGCGGTGTTGTTTGTGCCTGTGTCGTTGCTGGTAAGGGCGTTTGCGCCTACGGCGGTGTTGTTGGAGGTTGCCCCCGCCGACCAGCCACCCAAAAGCGCACGCGAGCCTACCGCCGTGTTGTTTGAGCCGCTATTAGTTCTTGCAAGGGCACTTGCCCCAAGGGCGGTGTTGTTTGAGCCTGTACCCCCTCCGAGGGAACTTGCACCTACAGCGGTGTTCTGCCATCCTGTGCTGTTGCCGAGGAGCGCGTGCACGCCCACAGCAGTGTTGTCTGAACCTATGGTATTGAAACAGAGGGCGTTCATTCCTACCGCGGAGTTGCTTCCGCCTACAGTGTTGTCACGGAGGGCCCCCCGACCCAATGCGGAGTTTGACCAGCCTGTGGTGTTGTTGCGGAGCGAGTCTGTGCCCACGGCGCTGTTGTTTTCGCCTGTACTGTTGCTTAGCAAGGCCCCCGCGCCGACTCCGGAGTTTTCACTCCCACTGGCATTGTTCCGGAGCGAGTTTGTGCCCACCGCGGTGTTGTACCCCCCTGTGGCGTTGCTCATGAGTGCGTCTGTGCCTAGCGCGGTGTTAAAGGTACCGCTGGTCGTGTTACGCAGAGCGCGACTCCCTAAAGCTGTGTTACTAGCGCCCATGACACGCATGCCAGCCTCTAACCCGACAAAGGTGCCGCCCTCTACCGGAGGGGTTCTCACCTCGAGTGCAGCAATCCCTGCACTCGTCTGCCCAATGATTACAGGGGATACGGCAAAGGTAGCGGGACGTAATGACACCCTTACGTGACCATTGAAAGCCGCGTCAGCCCAAAAGTCAATAAAATTGCCTGTGCGAGTGGCACCGACTACTGCCCGTGTCGTGCCAGAAGATGTGTGGTCTACAAAGTGTCCCTGAAAATCCATAGAAAAAACGCCCGCGGTCATGTTTAAGGTGTACTCTAGCTGATATGTAGTGCCGGGTACTAGTTGTATAGCATCCCAGCTCCCGACCCCACTCCAAGCAGTGCCCGGCACGCGTGACCAACCCGTCGACCAACTCCCTGTCCACGTTGGTCCCGGGCCATACATAAACCAACCCGCATCGGTCAGAATTTCTACGCCCTCCACCGTGATTACTCCGTCGGTTTCGGCAGTACCGACAAGCACGAGAGGCACAACGGGAGGCGCTTCCTTGACTTCCTCAATGGCTCGCTGCATAACCTGCATTTCGTTGGAGAGGTCCTGCCGCGGTATCGCCAGCTCAATTTCACTTTGCCATGGGGCCTCCACATCATACTTCCAGCGCACCACACGGGTCTTGATGTGCACTCCCGCATCTTCATCATAGACAGTGACGATATCGCCGATATTGAGTGAGGCTTCTTGGTGCTCAGGGAGCGCCGACAAGTCTACGATGCTGCACATATAGTGGACCCGCGGGGCCAGCATGGTCGCGAATACCAGCTCGGCATAATGTTTAAGTTGGGCGGCATCCGTGAAGGCACTTGCCTCGAGTGTGGCCGACGGAGGAGGGGTATGGACACTAGGAACCTCAAGGAAAGGGATACCGTTGTTGACGGATTCTATCGTCAAACCTTGTGCGCCTCGTGGGTAGAGCCTGTGCACGGTCTCTATCGTGCTTGTTTCTATCTCCACTCGGCGGAGGTTTTTACCGCGCAGAAAAAAAAGACCCTTGTCAGTCCCTCCGACCGGGACAAGAGAAACTGTGCGGAGGGCCGTATCGAAGATCAACTCGCCATTAAAGATTTGCTCAATCTCGCGGAGCAATTGTATCCTATTACAACCGCCAGACCAACGGAGATGTCGCCTAACGGAGGTAGCCACAAAACCAAGTGTCCAGCCAGACCCAGCTAAAAGCCAGAGCACAATGTCTGCCGCTGGGACGTCGGTCCATTCATGCGCGGGTAGGGCAGGCATTTTAGTAAGATCATGCCACCGTGCCCAAGCCTCAACTTCAACTAGCCGTACACCCTGCTCGTCCTCTGTCTCGCTTACGACCATCACTCGGTAGATCTTCCCGGCCATATCCAGCAGCGCGCCTGTAAGGTCCAGCGGTAATAGGTGAGGGAGGGAGAAAGTTAACCTATCCTCGCCCCCTAAGGTGGCATGGTTATAGATTTTATGTGCTAGATGTAGCAGGGTAAGCGGTCGAAGCTGTTCATCCACCACTACGGGCAGCGCATGCCCTAGGTGCGTGTACCACGCAGGTGCCCGTTGCAAGGTATCGATATTATATAATTCCCCCGCATTGTATAGCCTGCCAATGTTGTACACTATGACGACCTCCTTCTTACCATGTGACCAACCCTGCCCTACGCCAGATGTTCGTCGCCGTACAGACATAGACAAAATTCTCGTCCCAGCAGATTTCCCCAACTATACCCGGAGCGATTGCGCTGGCAGGTGTTCGGGCAGTTGCCAACCGCAGTGTGTCAGCTAACGCCGTGTTTCCTGCAGCATCACGTGACATAATGGTGTTTGCTGTTGCGGCCACGGCAGGCGCTTGCCCGCGCACTAAGTCGGCATTGAGATTAGCCACTAGAGTGGTGCTCGCCACAGTAAGCGGTGCAGTGCCCGTAGCTACAGTGGATGTAAATCTATCCCCTGTTACATTGCCTCTAAGCACCGTAGCCGTTATGGAGGTATTGCCAATCGTAGCTGTATTGCTCCCTGCGCCTACGGCTCCGTGACCTATGACGATTTGATTGGTTTGATTGCTTGCAAGGGCGCGTGTGTCCCTACCGAGAAAGACTGAACTGTTTGTGATGGAATTGATAGTGGCTCCGTCAGCGATGAAGCGACCAGCGTCCACACCGATGGCGGAGTTGCTACCTCCGGTCGTGTTGTTCCGGAGAGCGCTCACGCCTACAGCGGCGTTGTTAGTGCCTGTGGTGTTGGTAGCGAGGGCATTCGCACCGACTGCGGCGTTGCTGTCGCCTGTGGTGTTCTGAAGAGCGCTCACGCCTACTGCGGAGTTGTTAGTGCCCGTGGTGTTGTTTTGAAGGGCATTCACACCGACTGCGGCGTTGTTGGAGCCTGTAGTGTTGTTAGTGAGAGCATTTACGCCTACTGCGGAGTTCCAGGTGCCTGTGGTGTTGTTCTGGAGAGCACTCCCGCCTACTACGGAGTTGTTATTGCCCGTGGTGTTGTTCTGGAGGGCACTCACGCCTACTGCGGAGTTGTTAGTGCCTGTGGTGTTGCGCGACCCTGCCCCTGCACCTATAAAAGTAGTGCTCCCTGCTGTGTTAAATCTCGCCTCTAACGCGGTAGCCAATGCACTGGTACGTCCGAGAATCGCAGGTGCAGATACTGCGGTAATCGCCCTGATAGACAGCACAATTGTGCCATTAAAATCAGCTGTGGGGGTAATGACTAAACTGCCGGTAGTCGTAGCCGTAGGGCCAAACGCGCCCGTTGCAGTAATGCTAGAAAGGGAGTGTCCGCCGAAAGCTAAGGTATAACTACCTGCTGTTCTGCCAGTAACTGTATAGCCTATTTGGTATCTGGTTGCTACCACAGCAGGCGTGCTCTGTGACAGCGCTAAGACGTTGCTAGCACCATTGATCCAGCCAGTAGCCCAGCTACCAGTCCAGCCAGCGGAGGTCCATCCAGTCCCGGACAAAAATTCTGCACCGAATGCAGGTTGATCCGTAGAAGCAGTGCCAGTGAATACAGGTGTAATGGCAGTGGCGGCTCCTGCTTGCGCCGCTGTAACAGCGTGCGGGTTATCTACCTGTCCATGGTGCGTATGCGCCGTAGCCAGTGTCGTGGCTGGAGCGTCCCACCAGTTGGTCGCGCCGGTGATGGCGCGGATACGGTTTGCCAGCCAGCCCAACAGGGCACGAAGCCCGCCTGCATTGCTTGTCGGCGCAGGTGCAGGGTCGATGGTAATTGAGCTGTCCACACCGACTATAGCGCCGACCGCGCCATGGGTGGTCGTCGCTGCCGGGTGCCCGGTCAGCTCAGATGTATTCGCCACACACGTAAAGTCAGCGGTTATCGTAGTGCCCGCAGCTTGTTGCGCATGGAATACTACTGTGCCCTGCGCGGCGTAGAGCGTATATTCACCAATCGGGACGATTGCGCCACGCCGGATAACTGGCGTAGGATAGTCAAGCCAACCACGTATCGTTGCTTCATAGATTCGCCGGTGCAGGCTGGGAGACGCCTGGTCTGATACCTCTGACATAGCGTGTCCAGTGACAATCGCCGTACCTAGCGTTAAGACGTGTTCACAACGATTCACCGCGGCCTGCAAGCCGGATATGTCCGCACCATAGATTTCTCTGCTTGTTACTGCCTTAAAAGGTGTTAAGTTTGACATGTTTTCCCTCCTTCACAACCATCGATTCCGACAATGCAGCTCCAAAACACTCCAAGACGCCCCGCCACTAGGGAGCACTGTAATACTGTTAGCGTCAGGCGAGAGCTGTGGGAATACAGGCTTATCGAGTTGCGGGAGCACATTCGTGCGACTGGGACCCGCCACCCGCGTAGCGGTCTTATCTCTGCTATCAATCTCCAGCCAATCCCCTGTTACCAGCGCACCGCGGTACGTTACTGTTTGAGTGCCGACCGCGACGCGCAATTCCTGCCAGCCGCCGCTTGCCACAGCTTGCAGCCGGTACAGCGGGTCTGCTGGCGCTGTACCTCGCTGTATGTGCGTATGCGGAGATGCGAGTATCGTTACAAAATCCGGAGTGACTGCGTAAGCGAACGGGTCGGGGCAGATAAAACTAACTGTGAACAGCGCCTGTCTAGCGGTTATCCCCGCCTCCAGACTACTGCCGACAAAACACGCGGTGTAATATTTATCTGGCGTACTGTCAAATATTAGTCGCTGTGGTCCACGCAAGGGATTAAGCCACGCCCGCAATCTTTGCAGCCGCTCGTGCATTTCTGCCATGCTCCCTGCAGCAAGCCAGCACTCGAGCGTGAGGGAACGCTCACCTAAGTCTGGGAGCATCCTTATCGCTCCATGTCTGCCGGGCAGCGTGATTACCTTGTCCCTAGTGCCAGGCAGCACTGATACCGGCGACCTTAACAGCCTGACGTGATAGGTACTGGAGTGCTCGCCCGCAAAGGTGAAATCGCTCACGTTACCTTCCTCCCTTGGCCCGCATCCCCGCTTGGATATGCCGGTGCAGTTGGCGGCTAATGTTTTCAATGTCGGCCTCCGAGCGAATGCTCATATTCTGCACGGTGAACAGCGGCCCGTGGTAGTTACTAAGACTTGCCGCCGGTCCGGCGGGAGCGATGGCGCCTCCACTAACCTCGAAGTTAGTAGGGATAGCTCTCCGCATGTCGTCACCCACTTGGGTCATGGCCCGCGCAAAGCCAACGCCGATGCCCGCTGCCATGTCCCCGCCTAGGCCCGCAAAAAGCAAGGACGGGCTTCTGATGCCAAAGAAACTCCTGATGCTGCCGACAATGCCGTTCATAAAGCCCGCGATCTGGCCGCGAATCCACGCCCCCATGTCGGAGATCCCTTGCCACAGACCCCTGATTAAGGCCCCACCAATCTGCGACATCTGGCCAATGGCGGCGGTGAAAGCACTAATTAGCCCCGTCATGATCTGCGGGACGGCCTTTACTACTTCCGCGACAATGACCGGTAGATTTCGCACCAGCGCCACCAAAAGCGTGACTCCGGCTGCGGCTAATTGTGGCACCGAGCCAAGTATCCCTGTAGTCAGGCCGGTGATAATCTGAGGAATCGCCGCGACGATGGCGGAGACAATCTCCGGTAACGCCGCGACCAAGGCCACCAATAGTTGAATGCCCGCATCGATGATGAGAGGGATGTTACTTGCTAGGAACGTGACGATAGCGGTAATGACCGCAGGAAGTTCGGCGATTAACTGCGGCAGAGCATCGAGAATGCCTTTCGCCAGCCCCAGAACGATTTGAAGTGCCGCGTTAAGAAGAAGCGGCAGATTGTCTAGGAGGGTCTTTTTGACGAGTACGACCGCCTGCACAATCGCGGGGATCAGCTGGGGAAGCGCGCTGCCAATGCCTGCCACCAAGGTGGAGATCATCTGTACCGCGGCTCCCACGAGGGGAGGCAAGTTAGCGATAATCCCGTTAACGAGAGCCAGCACCAGTTGCAATGCCCCCCCGGTCAGTCCGGGCAGGGCACGAATTAATCCGCGCAGTAGCGTTAGGACTATTTGCGAGGCGGCGTTCACTAATGCGGGGAGGTTGTCCACAATTGCCCCGCCAATGGACATCACCACATCCATGCCGAGCTGGATAAAGTCCGGCAGCACTTGCAGGATGGTATTGACGATGCCACTCACCGTACTGCCGACTACTTCTCGGATTTTCCCCCAGTCACCACCGGCTTCGTGCAACCCGCGCGTAAACTGCCCCAAGAGCTGCACTCCGTCATCGGCCAACACCTGTAATTGCGGCAATAGTACTAAGCCGAGGGCGTTTCGCGCCGCGGCGCTGCCGGATTTTAATCGCTCTACTGCATCGTTAAAAGTGCCGAGGGCCTCTAGTGAATCCTTACCCATCACCGCTCCCATCTCGCGTGCTTCCGCCGTCAGCTCTGCCATCCCCAGAGAGCCTTTTGCGATGAGAGGGTTTAATTCTTGGGCGGCTCTCCCGAACACTTGCATGGACAGGGCATTGCGCTCAGTTTCATTGCTAACCTTGCCGAGAGCGTCTATGACTTCCCAATACACCGTTTCTGCATCGCGGAGGTTGCCCCGCGCGTCGGTCACCGCAACCCCCAGCGCCTTATATGCCCCCGCAGCCGCGCCTATGCCACCGCGCGCAGCCGACATGGATTTTACGTTTCTCGCCATACTGCCGGTGAGAGTTTCTAAGGACACATCGACGAGTCCGGCCGCGTACTTGTAGGCCTGCAAACTGTCCGTATTCATGCCCGTAACCGTGGCCAGGGTCAGCATCTCATCGGCATACTGCGAGGCTCCGACCGCCATATTGCTAAGTTGTTTAGCCGCGCCGATGGCAGCCGCACCAACGGCCACAAAGGCCCCGGCCATCGCGACGCCAACACCCTTGAGGATGCCGCCAAGCTTGCCAAACTTGGCCCCGGCGTTGTCTGCGTCTTGGCCGGTTTTAGCGAGTTCATCACCAAACTGGTCGGCTTGTTTTTCGGCCGCGTCAAACTTTTGCCCCGACTGGTCCAAAGCCTTATTGGTATCGCCAAGCTCACGCTCCATGCCGATAAGCTCAGCCTGTGCCCGGTTAAGTTGAATCTGCCACTCCTGTGTGCGCCTGTCGCTCTCGCCGAAAGAAGCGGCGGCATTATTGAGAGCAGAGCGAAGCGTGTCCACTTTTTTGCTCTGGGCATCAACTTCTTTACCAAGCACTTCTTTGCGAGCCGCTAAAGCCTGTACCGACTTGTCATTCTTGTCGAACTGGGCTGAGACTAAGGCCATCTCGCTGCCTAAGACTTTAAATGACCTGTTTATATCCCGCAGGGCATTCTTAAATTCCTTTTCTCCCTCGACGCCGATGCGCAAGCCAAAGTCCGACACTACGCCACCTCCTTTCCCTCGAGTTACAGCCCTGCTGGGATCACGTCATCGATAAATAGCTCGCGCTTCGGCTTGGCCAACCCATGGTACTGCTTGTGGCACTCCCACAGGTCAAGCAATAGCCCCATCGGCAGTAGCCAAGTCTCATCCTCCGTGCGGTTTAGATGCACCGTGCCGTAGTACAGCAGCCGAGTAAACAACTCCTCGTCGCTTACTCGGCTGGCGCGTTTTTTGGCTCATCTTCACTCTCGATATGGCGTTTCGTGCCCCTATACAGGGCCTCGGTAATGGCACCCTGGTACTTGGCAAGTTCACTCGGCGTGGTCAAGAGCTCAAGCTCGTCTGTAGTTAAGAGAGGTTTGGCCTGTTCCCTGTGCTTGAGATTGTGGATGAGGATGGACTGATTCGCTAAAAGGGCAATTAGCCAGATGACTTCATCTAGCGCCAGTTCGAAGTTCTCCATTTTCATCAGCTTTTCGCCGAGATGCTCCAAGCCGCCGTAGCGCCTGGCAATCTCCTTGGTGGCGCGGGTGGTTAGCACCAGACTGTGTTCACAA